AATATAGGGTTTAAAAAATTTTTATTAAATTATAAAATTAATTTAGATAACTTTAAGTATTTGGTTAATCAGGTTGATGATGTTTTATATAAAAATTTAACATATAACATAGATGTTTTAAGTACAGATAGATATTCTGCTCCAACAAATATTTTAAAAAGTGTTAAATCTTAATATGGTATAATTAAATTGGAGGAAATATGTTACCAGTTATAATCCAAGATTTTATTGATAAAGAAGATGCTTTAATATTAATGCAAGAAATGGATAATCCATCTGAAATAAACCCATATCCAGAGTATTATAAAAAAAGATTTGGCGGAACTGGATTTCCATATAACAAAAAAACTTTAGATATTCAAAAAAAATATGCTTTAAAATCTAATAAAATACATCAATCTTTATTTAAAAATCAAGAAAAAGAAATAAAAACGTTTAAATGTTTTGGAAGTGTTTGGCATCTTGGTGGTTATGGACTTCCACATATGGATGATCAAGATCCAGAACCATTTATTGAATACAGTACAGTTATTTATCTTAATGAAGATTTTACTGGTGGTAAAATATTTTTTCCTAAAAAACAATTTGAATATCAGCCAAAAAAATATTCAGCATTATTTTTTCCAAGCGAAAAAGAAGAATGGATACATGGAATTACTCCAGTAGAATCTGGTAGTAGATATGTTTTATTATATATGCATACTACAAACATTAATGAGGTGGATCCAGATCTTGACTAATAAACTTGTTAACTTTGTAAATACAAAATTTGCTTTGTATGAAAATCATCCAGATCCAAAAAATATAGTGTGGAAATTTTGTACTAAGGATCATTATTTAAAAATGGAAGAAATATTTACAAAAAATGCTATATTTTTTGAGCCATTTATAATAGAAAATTTTTATGATAAAGAAGATTTTGAAGAATTAAAATCAATAGTTTATTCTAAAAGTTTAAAAGAAATTGCCTATACAAAACAAATGAATAAATGGGAAGACACAATAGTTATTCCAGATTATTTAATAAATAAAGCAATACAAAAAACTAAAGAGTTTTTACAAACAGATGATATTGAGTTAGGATATTATTTATATGCACATCATCAAATTTCAAAATCTGGAAAACCATTTTTACAGGTACATTTAGACTGGTCTCCAGGAACATATATGATTGATTTACACATCGGCGGAAATAGAGATTGGTCTTTTATTGCACATGATAAAGAATTTATTACAAAACCAAATGATGCAATAATTGTGCAGCCAGAATTGGACTTTCATTATCGACAGCCTTGGAACTCAGATGATCCAAACGAATATTATCAAGTTTTCTTTTTTCATCTTGCAAGAAAAGACCATTGGTTAAAAAAATTTGGAACAGAATATATGAATTCTGAAGAGTTTTTATCATTTCAAAATCAAAGATTGTTTATATGGGAAGACTTATATAAACAACATATAAACAATACACCAGGACTGTCTAAAATGGTATTTGGAAATGATAGTAATATAACAGAAAATGATAAAAGAATATTTGGATTGGATGTATAACATGATAAAAGATAGCAAAGAATATAAAGATTTAGAACGTGAATTAATTTTTATGTATAATAAATATTCTGAGGTATGTCTTGCATATAAAAAACTTGCTGCTAAAATAGATAAAGCAACAGAATTATCGTCTCATGATCAATCGAATATGTTATATGATAGATAATACACAAAATATAAATTTAGACGATATTGTTACTTTTTTAAATGGTAATGAGTCTATAAATTTAATTAATAATAATATTGAGGGTGCGATTGCACCAAATGCACAATTTTTTATTCATCCTAAAGAATTTCCAATGTTTGAAATGAATAAAATTAATTTTGACATTAATGATAAAAGTGTTTATTATAAATATAATGATAAAGGATTTAGATGTGATAATTTTGATTCTTATGAAAGTAAAAATAAAATTATTTTTGCTGGATGCTCTGAAGGAGAAGGAATAGGATCAAATATAGAAGAGTCATGGCCATATATTATTTTTAATTATTTAAAAAATAAAAATATAGTTGATAATTTTTATAATTTATCAGTAGATAATTTTGGTTTTCAAAAAATAATATCAAACTGTTTGGCATATATAGATAATTTTGACTCACCAGATTATATTATTATTTTGTTTCCAGAAATAACTAGACAAATTTCTTGGAATAAAGATACAAATAGTTTTTATGTTGAATGGAATGATGTTAATCAAATACATATTGAAAAAAATTTAATATCGTTTTTAAATTCTTTTATTAATTTTATTACAACTATGCATATTTTTGAAAAATATTGTATTGAAAAAAATATTAAATTGTATTGGAGCATTTGGAGTGAAAAAGAAAATTACATTTTTAAAAAGTTAGAATGTTTTAAAAATTTTGTTCCATTTGATTATTCTATTTTAAATAACAGCAACTTGTCTAAAAATAAAAGAGATGGTCATCATGGTGCATATTATCATAATCTTTGGGCTAATAATATTATTCAACATATAGTTAAAAATCTTGGTGTATAATTTAAATATGAGTGATTTTAATTGGGATGAAAATAAAATAGTTGTTGTTGAAAATTTTATAGATCAACAAAATGCAGAAAAAATTATTAATTATTGTGAAAACATAATTAATAATATTGATGAGGATAAATCAAATATATGTCGCTTTACTTTTCCATTTGCTGGAATACAGGATACAAATATTCAAGACATTATTTGTGAATTAGAAAAAAAAGTTTATATTTTTATCATATCAGAATATTTTTTAGATAATAATATAAAAATTCTTGAAAGAGGATGGCAAAGAGACCTAGAAATAGTAAGGTGGAATTGTTCTTATTTAAATGACCATAGGGATGGATGGACTGAAAAAAAGGTTGGTCATCCATCTTTGCATAATATAGAATATGATATAAGTGCATTAATATATTTAACAGATGAATATGAAGGTGGAGAATTATTTTTTGGAGATTTTGATATTACTGTTAAGCCTAAAAAGTTTAGTTTTGTGTTATTTCCATCACACTATTTGCATAGAGTTGAAGAGGTATTTGTAAAAAATAGTATAGCAAGATATACACTGCCATTTTTTTATACTTTTCGTGTATCAGAATATTCAAAAAACTTTATGTTAAAAGATGATCCAATGTTATATGAATATAAAGAACAAAGTCTAAACAAATTTTTAATATCGATGTTAAAATCTTAATATGCTATAATTAATATTGATAAACTATATGTTTATAAAAAAGGAGAAACATGGCAGAAAAAGGTACAGTAGAGGCTCTTATTGAAGTTGCCAAAAAAGAAGTTGGCACAATTGAGGGTCCTAAAGATAATGAAACAAAGTATGGTAAATTTACAAAGGCAAACTTCCAACCTTGGTGTGGATCGTTTGTTATGTGGTGTGCTAATCAGGCTGGTGTAAAGGTTCCTAATACCGTTTATACGCCTGCTGGAGAGGCTGCATTCAAAAAGATGAACCGTTGGGCAGATGCTCGCAACGATGATCCAACTCCTGGAGATATTATTTATTTTGATTTTCCAGAAGATGGCGTAAACAGAACGTCACATGTTGGTATTTGTATTAAGAACAATGGTGATGGAACAATTCAGTGCATTGAGGGTAATACTGCAGGATCATCTAAGGGTGATCAACGTAATGGTGGTATGGTTTGTGAAAAGACTCGTGCATATGTTAAGGATAATAAAAAGAAACTAATCAACGGTATTGTTGGTTGGGGTCGTCCTAATTATAAGGGAGAAGAAGGTCAGGCTCTTGCTGTTAAGATTACAAAGCCAGCACCAGCAAAGAAGTCTGCAAAGAAGGCTGCAAAGTAGTATGGAATCAAATAAAAGAAGTGTACAAAAAACTATTAGTTGGCAGTTCGTTCATATAGGTTTTGTATATGGAATCATTTATTTGTTCACTCGTGAATGGGAATATGCTGGTTTGGGTGCCCTTGCTTACATAGCATGGGAATCAACAGCATATTATATTCATGAAAGAGTCTGGGCAAGGTTTAGTAAGAAAAAATAATAATGCCAGATTATGTTTATAAATGTCTAGATTGTGCTAATTTAGTAACAAAAACTAGATCTATTTTAGAATCTGAGCCACAGTATAATTGTGAAAAATGTGGCTCAGTTCTAACTAGACAATACACTCCTTTTGGTGTACAATTTAATGGTAAGGGATTTTATTCAACCGACAATAAAAGGATGTAAAATATGTTTAGTATGTTAAAAACACAAAATCCAGAAGAAAGAGTTTGGCTTTTAACTGCAAATGATCGTTGTGACAGTTGTGGTGCACAAGCCTATGTTTCTGTAACTGGAGTTAATGGTGAACTAATGTTTTGTGGACATCACTATAGCAAGATTATGAATGATCCAGTTGGATATGAAAAAATGATGGCATATGCCTATTCTTTTGTTGATGAAAGAGAAAAACTAATCGAAACTAGAAATAAAGGAGAGTCATATTCATGAATCTTGGACCAGAAGAGCAACTATTGTTAACATTAATAGATCAGGGTGCTGTAGAATTTAAAGGCTTTGATGAAGAAGGAGAAGCGCTTTATAGTTTTACTAGTAAGTTAAAAGATGTACATCCAGAACTTTATGAACTTCATAATAATATGTTAAATAAAGAAATGATGTATCTATGGGAAAATGGTTTTGTTGAAATGGATTTATTTAATGAAAATCCAGTTGTAACATTATCTCCAGAAGCATTTAATCCAGCCAAAGTAGATCAGTTGGATGAAGATATGAAAAAGTTTCTACTAGAAATCAAACGCATAATACTTTCGTAGAAAGATGATACAATTAATTTATGAATGATTTACTTGTATCGTTCTTGACAACGCTGCTTGTTTTTGCTATAATTAAACTAAGCGGTAAAAAAGAAAGTAAAAAAATTAAATATAGACAAAGCCATATTAATAGTATTATTGGTCCATTTATACCTTCGTATATTGCCAATACCGTTATTAAAAAAACTCAGTCATTAAAACACTATAACTCAAACATTATAGATGTTTTAGTTACTGAAGACTATGCTTATTGGGTACATGAAAATGTATTTTATAGAGCAATTGTTGAAGATGGCAGAGTAGATAGAAGCACAACATCTCCAATCGATATACAAAACATGTCAAATGAAGATGTAAGTAAGATGATGATTATATTGGACAAACTAAAGAATAGGGCAAAAAATGAAAATCGTGGTACAGGGAACAAATGAGTTTAATGACTACAATGTATTCCTTCGCGCTATGGGTATCGGCTTGTCATCAATGCAACAAAACGATGATGAGTACATAGTTTATTCTTTAGGTCCATCAAATATTAATTCTTTTGTTTCAGAGTTTTGCAATATTTCTGAAAAAGGATTAAAGGCAAGAGGCAAAAGGGTAAAGTTCTACAAAGTAACCCCAGAGTGGGTAGTAGAAAATATATATGACATTAACTATTATGCGTATCTTAGTAAACCAAAAGAGCGTGTCTCAAAACTGGTTTCATTTGCACAAGATAGTGATGTTGAAGTCGGCATATTCTCACACTAGGAAAACTAAAATGATTATTTCTGATCTAAATAAAATGGAAGAAATTGTTAATAAAAACTCCAACCTTTCTTGGGATGGATGGAATGTTATTCATTTGTCAAAATCAAATAGCGCAATGTATAAACAAAGCGGTGCATTTGTAAACAATACCTGGAATATTAAAACAGTGTATGAGCCAGGTAAAAATGGATGGAATATTAAAAGCAGCCACCTGGAATAATCATGAATAAACATTTATGGAAAGAAGATGCTGCTTGTCTTGATTATGACACTAATTTATTTTTTGACAAGTATGAAGAAACTCCAAACATTAGGCATGGAATAGACAATGTTTGTCTTGCATGCCCAGTTGCCAGACAGTGCTTTGCTGTTGGAATCTCTGATAAAGAGTATGGCGTTTGGGGCGGAGTATATTTAGATAAAGGAAACATATCTAGAGAGTTTAACAACCATAAAACTAAATCTCGTTGGGCAGAGATTTGGGAAAACTTAACATTGGAAATGTGATGTACACAGATAATATGCAACGTGCTTTTAGATCGATTACACCACCAAGAGGTTTTGCGGTTGATATTATAGATAACGAACATTTCTTAACTGTTAGAGCAAATGAAAAACAGTTTATGAGGCTGGATGAATTTGAAAAAAGAAGAGCATTTGAATATATGATGAAAGTAAAAAAGGCATTAGAAGATAATGGTGCTGTGGTAATGTTAGTTAGAGATGCAGTAAAATGATTAAAAGAATAATTTGTAAGATTACAGGACATGACTTCTCTATTGATGCAGGATCTTGTCCTTTTACTGGTAATAGTTATGTTATTTGCAAAAAATGTCTTGGAATGAGGATGAAAAATGAAAAAATGGATTAGTTTGTCTGTTTTGGGTGTATTTGTTTCATTTATTGGATTAATTGTTGTTGCCTTTGCACAGTTGACACAAGCCTTACAATCTGATATATTTAATATAGAAACAGATGATGAGGAGTTGTTCTAGTGCAAACATTTTTGCCATATACAAGTACCATTGCTTGTGCACAAGGTTTAGATAACAAAAGACTCAACAAGCAAATTTTAGAAGGATATCAGATACTTAATATTCTTTCTGGCAAGTCTAAAGGTGGCGCATGGAGAAACCATCCTGCTGTTCTTATGTGGAAAGGCTTTGAGCGTGGTCTTTGGGTCTATATTGAGGCTATGGTGCAGATTGCTAATCTTCGTGGTATCAAAACAGAAAACAATGTAAAAAACCTTAGAGCACTACACGATCAGTGTTGGGAAACTTGGGGAGATAAACGACCAGAATTTTGGAATGATGAGATTAAAGTTATGAGACTAGTAACTACTCATCGTGCTAACCTATTTAATAAAGATCCAATGTATTATGCTAAGTATCAATCTGCGGTAACTAGTCCATACAATAGCCCATGTTGCCCAGATAAGAAAGAGCCATGCAAGTATTATTGGCCAACACATGAGGAGAAAAATGCAGTGGTATAGTTGGGTAATAGGAGTTTTAGTTATATTTAATATTTTTATATTATATAGGGCTGTTAAAATTCAAATGGCACTTAATCAAAGTTTATTAGACAATCAAATTGCAATCTCTATGATGAAGGTAATGAAAGAAGAATTAGAAAACTCGGATAAATTTAAAGATGATTCAAATAAAGATTTTATAAAGTTTTTGTCTGATTCAAGAGATTGGGCATTTGAGTATATTGAAAATACAATGGCAAAAATAAATGAGGTTATTGAGTATTGTAGAAAAGAAACAAATCGTGGCGACCTTGGAGATTATCGAACTGGTCCAATTTTGATGAGTATTGTTAAAGAACTATTACCATTAGTAGAAAATAATAAGGATAAAATATAATATGAGTTTGCTGTATAATGATATAGGAGGAAAAATGATAAAAGATTTATTTATTATTGATGATAATTTTTTAACGCAACAAGAAATAAAAGATATAGAGTTCAACTTATTTAATAATACAACATATTCTTTTTTAGAAGTTGGAGGAGCAAAAACTGATGGAATTCATGGAATTAGTGGTGAAAGTTTTTGTGATGCACCACTTTTTATGAATTTTTCGATGTCTGAAAATGATAATAATAGTTCTTTTGCTATAGCAAATTTTATATTAAATAAGTTTGTAGAAAAACATAACATAAAAATTAAAGAAATAACTAGATCTAGAGCAAATATTAGTTTTACATCAAATGACAGAAGACACACTCCGCCACATATCGATGATAGACAAGATCATTATGTTTTTTTATATTATGTTAATGACAGTGATGGAAATACAAACATATATAATGAAAAGTTTGATGGAGTTACAAAAAGAACTGAAAAAGACTTAACTCTTTTTAAATCTATTGAACCAGTTGCTGGAAGAGGAATGTTGTTTAGTGGACACGTTTTCCATACATGGCAACCACCAGTAAATAATAAAATTAGATGTATTGTCAACATGAATGTTATCCTATAATTTGTATTATTTTATGTGTATAATAACTGTAGAGGTGGTGATTAAATGAATAACGCACAACTAAAGGCTATGGCTGCCTCTTATGGGCGCTCAGTTCTTGCTGGTATCGTTGCACTATATACTGCAGGAATTACAGATCCTAAAGACATGTGGGCTGCTCTAGTGGCTGCTCTCGTACCAGTTGTTCTTCGTGCAGCAAATCCAAAGGATCCAGCATTTGGTAAGTTTGATGCAATTGCAAAGGATGTAGATGATGCTATGAAGAATATCAAGCCAGCAAAGAAGAAGGCATCAAAGAAACCTGCAAAGAAAGTAGTAAAGTAAAAAAAATAATAGCAGGGCAGATAGTCGTTCTGCCCTGTTGTTTTTATTTGGAGTGTTATGAATTTTGTTTATGTTTGTAAAGATGGAGACAATGAAGAATTAAGATATTCTATTAGATCAATAGTTGCAAATTGTAATGTAGAAAATATTTTTGTAGTTGGTAGCAAACCTTCTTGGTATGCTGGAGAATATATAGAAGTAAAACAAAATTTATCTAAATATAAGAATGTTCATAATAATTTTAAAACAATTTCTAATAGTTATGAAATACCAGAAAATTTTATATTAATGAATGATGATTTTTTTGTTATGAAACAAACTGAAAATATAACAACTTATTTTGATAGAACATTATTAAACAAAATAGAAAGATATGAAAGTATTCTTGGAAGAAATTCTTACATAAATAAAATGAAAACAACACATCAAAAACTTTTATCTATGCAAATTGAATCACCATTAAACTATGAAATACATGTTCCAATGTTAATCAATAAAAATAATTTTAAAAAGATTGTGGGTATGAATCATAATCTTTTATACAGATCTATGTATGGCAATGTGTACAATGTTTTAGGAAACGAAATGGAAGATGTCAAAGTTTATGATTCAGTAAATATGCAGTCTTTGTCATATCAGTATACATCAAACAAGTACAATTTTCTATCAACTGAGCCTGGATCATTTATAAAATTAAAAAATGATGGTGTTTTTGATACGCTAAATTTAAAAACTAAATACGAGAAGAATTAAATAGTTCGTAATATTTATTCTTTAACTTTTCTGGAGCAAAATTATTTATTCCAACTTCTAACGCTGTTCTTTTTTGTTCTGATTTATCTTTTAACATAACATATTCATCTATCATTTCAGCCAATTGTCTTGGGTTAGCACCATATACGTCTATCAAAGTTTTTGCTTTAAATTGATCAACGACAGAAGCATCCACTAACCAATCAAATGGTAAGACCTTATTGTTTGGAGATATGTTTGTCATAAAAACTGGCAAACCACTTAGCAAAGCCTCATTCATTGGTAAACAAAGACCTGCATATCTTCTTGGAAGTACCATAAGGTCAAATCCAGAGTACATGTCTTCTCTATTTTTTTGATCATTATAATCTATAGTTAGTCTACTATCATTACTACTTATTTCTAATCTAGTCTGTGTTCTTACAACAAGTTCATAGTTTGCTTTTGAATACCTCAGCATTTCTACTACTGTATCTGTTCCATTACGATCCATAGCAGCACGTTTACCACCAATGTGAAGAATTCTATTGTGTGTCTTAGATGTATTTTCTTTTAATGCATTGCTAAATATACCTGGAGTAGTTGGTGGCGGTATATGAACAACCTTTGCCTTTCTACCAAATTTATCTATAATAGTCTGTAGTTCCCAAGCACTTGGAGATATAAGAACATCTGGCAAAGGCATTTTCTTTTTTGAAAGATTTCCAAACAATTCGTAGTTATACTGTAAAAAAGTTTTTACATTTTTTACTTTGGCTATTCCAATAAATTCTTCATTGTTATAAAATGTTTCACAACTTAAAACAACGTCAATATTGTCTAAAAATTTATCTATATCTCTAGCAGTTGGGTACCCAGATATGTTTGTTACATTATAGTGAGCATACCATTCTGGATGTTGTATGTTATTGTTGTGAGCAGAAAAATCAATAAGCATAACCTTGTCTGGTTTAAGCATATCGGTCAACTCTTTAGTTTGATAGCCTAGTCCAGTGTTGTCAGATCGTGCTATTATTCCTATTCTCACTCTGTATATCCCCAAACTCTATCATCATTAGTAAATTTTCTTGTTCCTTTTCTTCCATCTAAATGAAGAGATCTTTTAATACTTCCTTCTGGATGATATATCCATAGTTTATGTTTGTTCCAACCCTCTTCATTGAATGCATTATATGGAGTAATATCATCTTGTATTTTTCCATGTAATGTATCTTCAATAAAAACATTGTTTGACAAAAATGGCAAGACTTCTTCTCTGTAATATTTAACCAAAGACAAATGTGGTCTTTGACTCCATTGACTGGTTTTCATAAAACCATTTTCAAGACCAAACATTAAATGTCTATGTGGGGTTGGTATTTGTGCTTCAAAATGAAATCTAATTGTTTTTGCTTTTTCATACTCTATCATATCAAGACATTTTTGCCAATCAATATCGGAGTCTATACAAAGAGGCGCATCTCCTTCAACATAAAGAAGTAATGTCGTATTTATAAGATCAATTGTTTTTTTCATCATTGTGCTTTGATGGCTGTGTTTATCAAAAACTATTGGTAATACATTTTCCCATTCATGTAAACACTTCCAAAGAACTCTATTTTTAAATTCATCATAATCATTTTTTCTATTTAATCTTTCTTCTCTTAAACCATCTATTTGTAAAATTATTTCATTATCTTTAAAATGGTGCCTGACAGATTTTATTGTTTCATCAAGAATGCTTGTATCTGGGTGGTCTGGTAAAACTGAAGTAACAACTACAATAGTAACATCTCTGCTATGCATAAATATCTCTCATTATCTTAATTGCAAAATCTCTTTTAAACTTAATCCACCAACAAACTATTTGATGCATATTGTTTGGATAGTTATCTTTTATTTCGTCAACAATATCTTGTAACTTTTTCCAATTGTCTGTTTTTGGTATTGGGAAGTCATTGCCAAATACAATATTATAAAATTTATCTTTGTCACCCTTAGAATTAACTGTATCAGCAATTGGAACACACATCATTTCTATTGCCTCAAAAAATCTAAAAGAATCTATGCTAACAACTCCAGCAGGGGCTGGAGCAATCTTTGCACTAAATAGATCATTGTAGTATTCAGATGGGCTAGAACCTTTTGCAAAACCATCTGTTGGTTTGTATATAGAATTTTGTATAGTTGGCATTACAGAAGCAAGTTGCTGTCTTCTTTGATGAGTTACTTGTCCAGCAAAGCAAACATCTTTAGTTTTTTGTGCATACTTTGGTAGATTATCTTTAAGATGTTGTGGCACACCTATTGGAAGTTTGTTATATCTTTCATGTTTTAGTGTAGGATATTGAATCCAAATAGAAATATTATCATGTTTTATTTTGTTAACATCAAATAAATTTTCTTCATCACCAGTAATAAAAAGAACAACTCTGCCTATTTTATTTAATTCTTCACTAATTTCTTTTTCTTTTCCCGCATTTCCTTTTCCAGGTATAACAACAAAAGCCCTTTCACATTCTGGAATAACATCTACCACTATTTCTTCAGTATTGTTTCTATCAAAAGTTTCTTTTAATAAACCGTAATCCCATTTATCTTTAGCACAGTCTTTGGGATCAACTGAAAATATGTATGCTTTAGGCTGGCTCATAATATAAATGAACCTCATGTTGATAGTCTAGTAATGTTTCTTTATATCCTATTCCTTTTATAAATTGTCTTAAATCATAAAGATATTCTTTCCAATACATCATCATAAATTCAGGATGGCCAGACAACCAAATCTTTGGTCTAAACTCTCTCATTGTTTGTTCTGCTCCACCAAGAACACGCCATTCGCTTCCCTCTACATCAAGAGATATTGCTGTTGGCGGTTTAAGTTTATGTTCATAAACTAATGTATCAATCTTTGTTTGTCCATACTTATCGGCCTCATATTGCAATTCTTTAAATCCATGTGCAGCATCTATTGGAGAGTTTGCTTCTGGAGGAAATTCATTATAATAAATCCTTGCAAGTTTATTATCCTTATCTGATGCGAATCCAGGTATTGATGCTAGTGGCATTGAAAGATTATTTGCACTCCACAACAAAGGAAAATGAGACCACACTTTTGGATTAGGTTCAAATAAAACTACTTCAGCACCCCAAATTTGGCATAATGCTGGCATTTCTCCTTCTTCAGCACCAACGTAGTAAACAACATCACCATCTTTAATGTTCTCATGCATTGATTTTAATCTTGGCTTTTCCCATCCATGAGGCTGATACCAATCTGGTCTATCAGCACGATGTTTTGGCAAGGTAATTTCAAACTCACCGTTAATAATTGCCTTTACCATCTCTGTCATATGCTTAACTCCTTTAATATAGTAGCCCATCTGTGAACATATGTGTGTTCTTTTTTAGTTCTATTATGTCCAAACATTCTGATTGCTTCTCTTTCTTCAGGATGTTCTAAATAATAATCTATTTTATTTGTTAGGTCTCTAAGATCTCCATGTTTGTAGAACACAATTTCTTTTTTATCATAAAAATATACATCAAGTCCTTTGATATCTGGGTAGATTGTAAATCCACCACGACCAGTACTTTCAAAAAGTCTATCGCTAGTATAGTATGGATAACTAAAATTAATATTTAGACTATCTCCAACTGCTATCTTACTTTTTGCGTATATACGATTAAGATCATCTCCACGAACAGTTCCAGTATCGCCATCTCCACCAACATGTAAAAATCTTTTACCATATTTTGATCTTAAATAATCTATTAATTCTGATCGGTATGGATATTCTGGATGATACCTTTTACTGCCAACAAAAATTACATCATAGTCAAAATTGTTATAATCATAATCTGGGTGAACATAACACTCTTTGTCATAAACTCCAGCAGGCAAGAAGTGTCCTTTTACATTTGTATTTTCATTGAACCAGTCTGCCATAAGTTTATCTGTAGCAAAGAAGTGTCCAATGGTTTGATAAAAATTGTCTTCTCTAAGATCTTTTTCTCTTTCTAGTCCTAGCCATAGGTCTAGATGGTATGTCATAGTTGGAATCTTAGAAATTCTTAGTTGTTCCAGTACCATGCCCATACCAATTCTTCCAGGAGTTTTCCATCCATGAGTATGTACCCAAACAAACAAATCAGCATTCAAAGCATTTTCTAAAATAACGGAGTCTTTAATAAATCTTTCTTGCAATCTACAAACGGTATGTCCAAGAGATTCTAGTGAATTAGCATGATGATTTTCACTGCTATAAGGAACTTCAAAGTTACCAAGAAAAACTATGTGTGCCATTATTACCTTTCGAATGTTTAATAATTATACATCATTTTGATACAGTTCGCTTGTTTTTTTATAATAATCAAATATATAATCACCCTTTACCGATGCTGGTGTTTTTGCGTTGTTTTTTCTTTCATAATCTACAAAATGAAAAAATACCATATCTACAAAATCATTCTCTTTAAATATTATTGGAGTTCTCCAATGAGAATAATCAGAAGATTTGAATATTAATGCATCATTGTTTGATAAAACATATTCTTTATTTTCAACAATAATTGGCCATTTTATATTTGAATTTAATTGATAATCTATTGTAAAGTCTGTGTTTGAATTATCTTTATGCGGTATTAATTTTGGCATTCCGTATTCTAATGAATATCTACAAAACATAAAAGTATTCGGTACTGTAAAACGATTTATTGTTTTTGCGTATAAAAAAACTTTATTATATATGTCTTCTGGCATTTTATGTATATTAAAATGCATAACAATTCTTCCAATATTTTTTTGTAATATTATTATTTCTGTATTTACTACAGTATTTTGATCTAAAGTTATAATTTTCCTGTTAGATAGTTCTTCATCTATATATTTTGATAACATTTTTATTTCATTATTATTTAAAAAATTAATCTTTATTTTGGTATCTATATCCATGTTCACCTAAAAAGTATATCAGAAAACCTGGTATAATATAAGGTATGCCAAAAGGATCAAAGAAACCAGCAGGTGGATATAGGGCTGGTAAAAAGGGAAGTTATGGGTGCAATGGATACCCAACAGTAAGCGCAGACGGAACCGTACATGGTTGTCACCCAACAAAGGCTAGGGCTGCTGCCCAGGCTAGAGCAATATGGGCAAGTACAGCGTCTAAAAAGTTTGAATCATTAGTTAGTAAAGCAATGCCAACAACTGGTGACTTTGTAATGTTTATGGAAGATGATGAAATTAAAGTTGGTCGTATTGAATATATTATGACTAATCCTGGAACTCTTGGTTTAGCAGACTCAGAATATGCTATTGAATATGATCCTCAAGATCCTCCAGCAATTGTAAGATGTTATGAAGAAGAAGATGGAGTTTGGGAAGAAGAGCCATACGTATATTATTATAAATTGTCTGAACTTATTAAAATAGAATCACTAACTGTATCTATGGATATCATTGTTGAAACAACTGGTGGAATGCCAATGGCTGATATGCCAAAAATGATTAATCCTTTTGATGCATTAGGAAATACAGAAAAAAGAGATTACTCTTCTAGTGCTAGAGAAAGAATGGCAGAATCTGGAAACGCAATGCCAGATGGTTCATTTCCAATAGCAAACGCAACAGATCTTCGCAATGCTATTCAATCTGTTGGTCGTGCAAAAGATTATGCAAAAGCAAAGGCACACATAACAAGAAGAGCAAAGGAACTTGGTTTAACAAACATGCTTCCTAGTGAATGGGGTGCTGGAGTTCAAAAGTCAATTCTTGCAGATGCTTTTGACCCAACATTTTTTCTAAAATGAAAACATCAAAATATTCTTTTAACGATATGCAAATAAAAGATGGATGGATTGTTCGCATGACAAAAGATGGTAGAGTTAAGTCTAAAATAGAGCCATACACTGTTAAGCATAAAAAACAATTGGAGAAGAAAAATGGCTGACACATATTCACCTCCAGCAGGCGCTAGGGCTGCTGCAAGACGGGCTATTAAGTTTAAGGAAGATGGCAAGGCTAAAGGCGCTGGAACGTCTGTAGGGTGGACCAGGGCAGGACAATTGGCTCGTGGTGAAGCACTTAGTCTTGATACAGTTAAAAGAATGTATTCTTATTTTTCACGACATGAAGTAGATAAAAAGGGTAAAGACTGGGCTAATCAAGCAAATCCATCAAATGGTTACATTATGTGGCTTGCTTGGGGTGGAGATGCAGGATTTTCTTGGTCTAGAAGAATTGTAGAGAGAGAAAGAAATAAGGCCTTGTTTGCTGATGTTTTTGGATCTATTGAAAAACAAGCACCATGTTGGGAAGGGTATGTGCAACGTGGCATGAAGCCAGGTAAAGATGGAAAACCAGTTCCTAACTGTGTTCCAGCAAGTAAATCAGCAAATCTTTCTTTTGGCAAAGATTATACAACTGCAGTACAACTAGATAGTTTTAATTGTTGTCCAGAGGAATAATTTGAAAAAAGATTATAAAAACAAAGAATGGCTTTACCAAAGATATGTTGTTGATGAAGTTGAACCAGTAGATATTGCAAAAGAATTTCAGGTAGATCGTAAAGTAATAATTGCTTGGTTAGACGAATTTAGGATTTATCGTGACTATAAAAGATTTAAAAAACATGGAAAATAATAAAATTTTTGTTATAGATAATTATATATCTGAAGAAGATACTAAAACATTTGTTAATTTTTTTGATAATAACAATTCATATTCTGAATATAGCACTAATTATGGAGCACAAGACTTTATTAATGATAAAAAATTATTTTTACTTTTAAAACAATATGCCAATAAAATAAGTTTTTCTCATAAATCATTAAATGATATAGATAAAAATTTATATATTTATGCAGCATTAGGATTTAAATGGAAAGATGGTTGGTCGCAACATCCACATATAGATGCAATTGGTCCAGGAGAATCTATTGAATATAGTGCAGTAATTTATTTAAATGATGAATATGATGGTGGAGAAATTGAATTTCCAAATAAAAATTTTATATATAAACCTAAAAAATATTCTGCAATATTATTTCCAGGCAAAGGTGATGAATATACACATCAAGTAAACAAAATAATTGGAAGCGATAGATATACTTTATTATTTTTATATACATATGATATAAATAAAGCAAGTAAAAAATTTTTATAAAGTAGCACTAACGGGAATCGAACCCGTCTTTCCGCCGTGAAAGGGCGATGTCCTAACCGATAGACGATAGTGCCTTGGAGCGGATAACGAGAATCGAACTCGTATTACTACCTTGGCAAGGTAGAGTTTTACCATTAAACTATATCCACATCGCTGGTCTGGTAGGACTCGAACCTACAACATCTCGGTTAACAGCCGAGTGCAACTGCCAATTGTGCTACAGACCAATATTTTAAACATCTATTGTTTTATTTGTAGTTATAATAAATGCCTTTGCGCCATGCCATCTAACTCTTCCATGACATCCAATATTAAATTTTATAACATCATTTTCATTTGATATTTGATCATATACATATCCTTCTATTTCAAAACCACTTGCTAGGTGCTCAACACCGTTTATAAATACTCTCCAAATAAGTTTATCGCCTTGCTCAGCCTTAGTATTAAATCTTATCATTATTTCATCATACGGACTTGACCATCTATCTTTTAGTATTTTCCATATATACTTTGTTTTATTCATTATTATTCCTTGCCTCCACACTTTTTAAAATATTCTTAATATTATTTGAGGCGGTAGACTTAAATAAAAATGGAAATAGTGAGTGAATAAAGCATGCAATGCAAGAGATTAATAAAATGACTGAAATAGAAATAGCCTCACGCATATGTTTAAAGTATGTTTCGTTTACATCTTTTAAATGACTCATATGCCCATCTCTTTTCTTTTTTGTGTTGCAGAAATAGCCTGAATTTCTGGAGGTAGTTCCACCTGTTCAATTTTATATCCAACATCTCTTCCATAAACTATATTAGTAATATTAGGCAACTTAATTACCATAGCATCTACCATATATGGATCTTGTTCTATATAATGCTTAACCTCATTAAATCGTAATGGATCTTTAGGGCTTGTTGCATATGTATTCCTAATTCCAAGCATTACCTGTTTTGTTCTTTTTTCTGCTTCAGAATAAAGTGCATGATGTCCTTCATGCCAAGGTTGATACCTCCCAAGCATTAAAGTTGTTGGCTCAGACCAATCATGTATATTAAATAATTTACAAAATTCTTTAACTCTTAAATTAATGTCATCTGAAAAATATACATATTCAATATCAACATTTATAGGATCTTCCCATAACTTATTTGTATCTTCAAAACGACCTTCTTTAATTGTGTTCATCCAAACTAAAATATTAGACTTTCCAAATGCATCTCTTGTTTGCTTTGTAGGACATATAAAATCAACAACAACAGTATAACCTTGTCCAGAAAGCATCCTAGCCATTTCTCCAAGCCTTCTGGCATGCTCAATTCTATCTTCTATTGTAAATCCTAGGTCCGAATTTATAGTTGATCTAACATAATCTGCATTTAAATGTACTGCATTAATCTTATCTTTTAATTCTGAAGCAAATGTTGTTTTACCTGAGCCTGGCAATCCAATAACTTGAATAATCATATATATCCTTTCTTATTAATTATAGCACCCCTGATTGGATTCGAACCAACGACAAACAGATTAGAAGTCTGCTACTCTATCCACTGAGTTACAGGGGTATTAGTACACCAGGTAGGACTTGAACCTACGATAACCGAATTATGAGTTCGGGGCCTTAACCAACTTGGCTACTGGTGCTTAACTATTATCCAAATAGTGATTCTAGTTGGAACAAAGTAGACTTTCCAGATCGCCTTTCATAGTTTAATCCATCAATTTGTGATATAAAAGTTGGAACTCCAAGAACCCCAAAAAACTTTGCAGCATCTGGATTTTGATCAACATCTATTCTTGTATAAACAACATCAGGATGTTTTTCTGTAAACTGATAAATTACTGGTGACATTGCTTTACATGGTTGGCACCACTCAGCAGTAAAATGAATTAATTCTTTCATTATTAACGTACCTCTAAAATATTAAAGCCTGTTTCTCTTTCAATAACCATATGTTTATAATCTTTTATGCCAAGGTTATCTTCTAGGCTTTTTATTACTAAGTCTACTGGCAAAGTAGAGCAGGTATAAAGATCAAACTGAATCATTCCAGGATTAGTCTCATCCCAAACATGCAGTGCAATATGAGATGTTTCAATCATGACAATAGCAGTTAGACCACGATTGCCTTCTTTGGTTACATAAGCAGTAAATGGACCTTTAATTATTTTCATTCCAATTTCTTCAACTAAGTTTTCCATCCATTTTGATATGAATGCTTCATCTACTGGTGGATTATCTGAATAACCATTAACCAAGAGTTGATTATGTAGTGCCATTGTTTTCCTTTCCCGATTCCCTTTCGAACATATTTTTTGGATTATCGTCTAAAAATTTTTCTACAATCTTATATCCATTATCGTCTAATTCTTCAAATATTTTAGTTGTTAAATATGAAGGGTCATCTGGCAGGGTATATCCATAGGAGTCCCATAGCATATTTTTTATAACTGAGTATGCTGTCATACAACTATTGTATCAAATGCTGTTATAATTGTCAACATGGCTATGTACACATATTATACTAAAATAGATAAGGTCATTGACGGAGATACTTGTGATGTTTTTATAGACCTTGGATTCAGCGTGTGGCATAAAGAAAGAATTCGTCTTGCTGGTATTGATACAGCAGAAAAAAATACACCACTTGGAAAGGCTCTCAAAGAATTTTTAATTAAAAATTTAGAAGGTAAATTAGTAAAACTTGAAGTAAGCAAACCAGATAAGTATGGAAGGTATCTTGGTAAAATTTATTTAAACTCAGAAGAAAGTGTAAATGATCAACTTATAAGGAACGGTCTGGCCAAGCCGTATGGGGGAGACTCAAAAGTTGGCCTTTGGACTGAGCAAGAACTATCTAAAACTTCAGTAGATATTGTTTTAAAATAGTTAATATATAAAATATTTTCTTTTTTTTATTTTATTTTTTTTTCTATATACTTTAATAATAAAATTTTTTATTTTTTTAATCATTTTATTATTATATCATTATATTCTTTTTCCCATTTAATAATATCATTATTATCATTTAATAGTGGTTGTCCTTTAATATTTAAACTTGTATTTAATAAAACTGGCACACCAGTCTCTAAATAAAATTTATTTAACACTCTCCATAATCCAGGATGTTGATCTCTATTTACTGTTTGAACCCTAGATGTTCCATCAACATGAACTACTGCAGGTATTGATTTTGGTTTTAAACATTTTACTGTGTATTGCATATATGGACTTGTAAAAGATATATCAAACCATTTACTAGCATGTTCTTCCATTACTACTGGAGCAAAAGGTCTAAACAATTCTCTTTTTTTAATTTGATTTACTTTATCTTTTATAGATTCTTCTCTTGGATCTGCTAAAATACTTCTATTGCCAAGCGCTCTTGGTCCATATTCTGCTCTTCCTGTTGCTACTGCAACAATTTTATTTTTCTTTAATTTATCTATAATTTCTATTACTGGATATTTAGATCCAAGATCATGTCCAAGATATGGACTATTCCAATTTAAATGTTTTCCATATAACGCTGCTGCTGCGCCTAAAGAACTTCCAGCATCTCCAGGGTTTGGCATGATCCAAATATTATTAAACAACTCCCACAATTTTGTATTAGCAGAACAATTTAAAGCACAACCACCCATAAAAACTAAATTTTTTTTATTAGTTATTTTTTTAGCATAAATCATAAATTCAAATAATCTATTTTGATAAACTTTTTGAACTGCTGCTGCAATATCAAATCTGTCCTGTTGCAAAATAATAGGTTGCCAATCATCTATACCTTTATGAAAATTATATTTTTGTCTATCAAATACTGGAAAATATTCATTTACTTCTTTAAAATATTTATTATGATCTCCATATGCAGCCATACCCATTAAAATATATTCTTCTTCATTTGGTTTTAATCCAACAAGTTTTGTAAATGCTGAATAAAATAATCCAAAACTTAATGGATAATTTAATGAATAAACTTGATTTATTTTATTGCCTTCTGCAGTCCAAATTGTAGAAGTATTCCATTCGCCAATAGCGTCTAATACTACCACTACTGCATCATCAAAACTGCTTGTAAAATATCCTGCTGCTGCATGAGAATAATGATGTTTAAACGTATATCTAGGTATGTTATGAATATCAAATTTTGGCTTCCAATCAGACAAACCACCAAATAATAATCTAGATTTTTTTAATAGTGGCTTTTCATAGTATGCAATCGCATCTGGCTTTCCATATTGTAATGCATCATCAATAAGATCTTGATTTACATACCAATCATTTTTAATTTTGCTATATCTTTCTGCATGTCCAGCAAAAAGAATTTGATCATTTTCAATTAAAGAAACAGATGCGTCATGAGATGTTTCGTTAATACCAAGAATTATCATTATTATTAAATCCAATCATTTTGTCATAAAATACATTAGCCCATGTTAGATGATATTTATAGCCATGATGATCATTGTCCTCTGCAAAATCCCAAAACTCTTCGTTTGTTTTGCTTAATTCAATATTATTTTTTATTTCATTAATATAATTATTATCAATAACTGATTTAATTTTTAAAAAATTATAAAATTCATTTGAAGAATTAGACCAAGATAGAACAAAAAGTTTTATATTGTTAACATTACAAAATTTTTGAAAATTAACCAAACTTAGCAAATTATAAATTACTACACTTTCAAAATTTTTGTTTTTATAAAAAGTTTTTAATAAAGTATTTATGTTATCAATATATAATGGTTCATGTATTGTTCTAATATGTTTTTCTCGTTCAAGAGTAAAAAATCTTTCAATTGGTGGAAGCACTAAAAATACATAATCTGGAGTTTTATATTTTTCAATAAACGTATAGCAAGTTGTAATGATTCTTTCTGTATCAAGACTAGGTCTTCCCAAATTATATAGTTTTATATTTTTTTTATTTGTTTTTGCAATTTTATCTTTTAAAATATTAGGCCAAATTTTATTTTCAGGTAAGGCATATCCAAATGTATTTGAACATCCAGAAGTTAAAATATTAATATTTTCATCATTAAAAACTTCAAAACTTTCTGACCTAAATCCAAAATTATTTAAACAATAAGAAATGTTGCTTTCATTACTAGTAAAAATTTTTAAGTTATTGAGTAAAACTTCTGTTGGAATAAAATTAATTTTCTTTTTATCTTTATTAATCATAGTAAAACTTTGTTGGTCTGTTAATAAAAATTCATTCCAATTTGAAACTTGGTTAAAAAATTCAGTAAATGATTCTTTTTGCTTATTCAGATCCATCAGAATGAATCTTTTCTACCATATTATGGTACCAATTTGGCAGAGCATATCGTACTCCGCTTTTCATTTCTGCAATTTCATGTGTAAATATAAAATTAGATGGGAAAAAAATAATGCTACCAGCATCAGGTTTTAAAGTAACGCCAACAGTTTTAAATGATATTTCTCCACCTTCATAATTATCGTTTAAGTATAAAATAACTGAAAGTGTTCTACTACTTATTCCGTGATCAGAATGTTCTGGAAGATATCCAGATTTTTCATACTTTAAAATATTCATTTGGTCTTCTTTTCCTTTGATGCTTCTTCCAGCAAAAGGATATAATGTTTTTGAGTAGTGTTCAAATGCTATGTCTAATGCTTTAAACAACGGGTCGGACATTTTTGCATACTCTTCATAGTAATAATCATTTTCTTTTAAATCTGAAGTTCTTACTATTGATTTAATTTTACAAAAATGTTTATCCTCTCCGTGATTCCACTCCCCCCAAGGATTTAATCTTGTTTGAAAAGATTTTGGTATTTTATTTTTTCTATCTTCTACTACTTTTTTATCTAAAAATTCTATTTGATTAATTATTTCTTGTGGATTTTCTATTATATTTTTATAATAAATAAGTCCATCTGCAAGTTTTTCATATTCAATATTCATATTTTTATTATACCATATGGTAGTATATGTATATGAAAACATTTTTATTATGTCCTGGAACCCAAAGATCTGGCACAACATGGTTATATAAAAATTTATTATTAAATAAAAATGTAAATTTTGGAGATGTAAAAGAATATCATTATTTTGATTCTTTAAATATAGATTGTTTTTTTAAATATAAAAAAATAAATCAAAAACATGATACATTGTCTACTTTTTATAATGATAAAAATATGTATTTTGAATATTTTATTAACATTTTAAATAAATATGATTTAACTGGAGACATATCTCCAGGTTATTCTTCATTAAATGATGATATTTTTATAAATATAAAAAATATGTTTAACTCATTTAATAT